GGGTTTGAAGTTAAAGAATATGAGACACTATAAAGTAAACAAAATTAATCACACTGTATTCGACAGTTTCGAGGAAGTACCTGCAGATATATCATATCTCAGGGAATGGAGGGATGGTCGCATTAGTGATTGGGTATTAACTGACGATGGATGTGTGATACAGATACTAAGAGAAGGGACTATGTTAAAGCCGAAAGGCAAAGTCCGTGAGGTGAGGTATGTGGGAACATGTACAGGAACATTTATAGTATCTAGCAGTACGAAGATGGATGCCTCTAAAAGGGTAAACATTTACAGTCTAGGTGGGAATTTAGAAAGGAATGAGAGAATAGAGACTAGAGAGAATCTCTCTTCCAGGGAACATACGTTTGTTCAGTTTATTGCTTCTGGCATGGACCCAAGACAAGCCTATTTAAAAGCATTCCCTACTAACGACCCACATTACGCTGGTATTCGTGCTGGACAATTAGTTAAAACAACAAGGATTAAAACTGCAATGAAAGAAGAACTAAAACCTGTATTTGAAGAGTTAGGTATAGATGAAACAAGTATATTAAGTAATATCTTTACTATAGCTCAAAGTAGTGAGAAAGATGAAACTAAATTAAAAGCATTATTTAAATTGGCCGATATAATGGACATGGAAGATAAGAACAAAACTCAAGTGACACAGCTCACAGGTGCTGTTTTTCAAGGGTTTAGTGATGACAAATTAAAGGCGGCTGAAAGACCAAAGGAGATTCCAAATGGGAAACACAATAAATAAAAGAATTCCAATTATACCTAAACCTCAAGAAAAGATTAAAAGCTTAAAGATGTTAGAGAAAAAAGCTAAGTTCCAAACTTTAACTAAGAAGGTAGATAAGTTTTTAAAGAACTTCACATAGGCGTTGGTAAAGAAAAAACATAAAACACCTGCACAAAGAATCAGAGATTATTTAAAAACTGCACGCTGGATTAAAGAAAATACATACAAACATCCTTATTTTTCAATTAAAGGTCACGAAAAGTAACTTTTTTCACACAAAAACATTAATAATTTGTAATTAATATACATTTATAGATAATATACGCTATGGAAAAGGGGTAAAATTGTCTAATATTAATTTAAATAATGTATCTAAAGCAGAGGAAGAGTTAAAACTAGCTCATGAAGACTTAATTGCTTTTGGTAAGTTATTTTTACCTGACGATTTTATGAGGTCTGATACTCCCTTTTTTCATTATGAAGTAGCTGATGCTTTGGTTGATAATGATTTTAGGCAACTAGCTGTAATTCTACCTAGGGGTCATGGAAAAACAGTACTCACTAAATGTAATATCCTACATGATTTTTTATTTACCTCAGAACCTTTGTTCTATGGTTGGGTTGCAGCTAGCTCTAAAATATCTGTTCCAAATTTAGATTATATAAAATACCATATAGAATTTAATGAAAAAATACGCTATTATTTCGGAGACGTAAAAGGAAGGAAATGGACTGAAGATGATATTGAACTTAAAAACGGTTGCAAGCTTATTAGTAAATCTAATTTATCTGGTATTCGTGGTGGTGCCAAGTTGCATAAGCGTTATGACCTTATTGTTCTTGACGACTTTGAGGATGAGAATAATACAATCACAGCAGAGAGTCGTTCCAAAATCTCTAACCTTGTCACTGCTGTTGTCTTCCCTGCCCTTGAACCGAAGACGGGAAGGCTCCGTATCAATGGGACTCCTGTACATTATGATTCGTTTATCCAAAAAATACTTACTGGGAATGAGCAAGCTAAGAAAGAAAGCGTTGACTATTCTTGGAAAGTGATTACATATAAAGCTTTAATGGATGACGGGAATCCTTTATGGGCTTCATGGTTTGGTCATAAAGAGATGGAGAGAAAAAAGAAGTTTTATGCAGATTCAGGGACTCCTCAGAAATTCTACCAAGAATATATGATGGAGGTTCAAAGCGAAGAAGACTCTATATTTACTAGAGACCATGTAAAATATTGGGATGG